AAATAAAGAAGTACTTACTGTTGTTCAAGCTATGTTACGTGATGGTGGTATTAAGACTCGTAATATCAGACAATATATTCCAGTAATGAATAAGCTAATTAATAAGTACCTTGGATCGTTTGATTTGTTTGTTGACTTTCAACTTGACGAGAACTTTAATGAAGTAATCAAATCTCGTTTCCGTGATGCTTTTTCATATGCCTCGTTTTCCGAAGGTGAAAAGCTTAGAATTACTCTAGCAATTATGTTGGCTTGGCGGTCAGTCGCTAAACTTCGTAACTCAGTATCAACCAATTTGTTATTACTTGATGAAACTTTAGATGGAGCACTTGATGGTGTTGGCATTGAAAGTTTGATTGATACGCTACATAATCTAAACGCCGACGATAACATCTTTGTTATCTCACACCGTGGTGACCAGTTTGGCGATAAATTTGATAGTCATATTCGTTTTAAGAAAGTAAAGAACTTTTCTGAAATAGCAGCTTAGGAGGTAAAATGCAACATACCATTGAAGAACTGATACGCAGATTAGAGACTATGAAAGACAAGGCAGTATTGTTACACCGAGTACGTAATGAGTTTGCTGAAATCTCTTATAAGCAATACGATAGAGAAGCTTGCCAACATATCCTAGACGATATTCAATCAATGGCACTCTTAATTGCTAAAGATAGAGATGGTACTGAAATTTTAACTGAGATGGATAACTGGAAAGAAAAAGGTTGACATCAAGTGCTAACTGTGTTAGTATTATTTTATATTATGATTAAGGATCAACATGTCTAAATTTTACACATCCGTCGAGCGGTTCGGCAACTCTATCCTTTGGCGTGGTTATGATGCCAACAATAAACAATTTTCTAAAAAGGTTCAGTTTGAGCCAACACTTTTCTGCAATACAAGAGATAACGCACCTAGCAATTTTAGATCGTTGCAAGGTGATGTTCCTTTGATGCCGATGAAACAAGATAGTATGCGTGACGCTAAAGAATTTGTTGAGCGTTACAAAGATGTACATGGTATGACTATCGCTGGTAGTACAAACTACGTGGCTCAATTTATTCAACAGGAATATCCCGGAGAAATTAAATTTGATCCAACTAAAATCAATATCGTATCGTTTGACATTGAGGTTGACATTAAAGATGGTTATCCTGATGTAGAGTTTGCTGATAAAGAAATTACATCTATCGCTTATAAATCTTCAAAGTCTTCTGATTACCACCTTCTTGGTCGTAAAGATTATGATAAGTCTAAAACTCTACTTGACATTGATCCAGATAATATCCACTTTATGAAGTTTGATACTGAGCACGCATTGCTCAAACGCTTTAAAGAATTGTGGATGAATAACTATCCTGATATTGTTACAGGTTGGAACGTAGAGTACTTTGATATACAATACCTTATTACACGCATGAAAGTATTGTTTGGCGAGGAATGGGTAAAGGATTTATCTCCTTGGCGCCATATCCGTCCAACTCAACGCGAGTTCTTTGGCAAAATGCAAAATACGTATTTCATTAGTGGTATGGCTATTGTTGACTATATGGACGCGTTTAAAAAGTTTGGTTATAAGTACGGACCGCAAGAGTCTTGGAAACTTGACCACATTGCTAACGTTGTGCTTGGAGAAAAGAAACTTGACTATTCAGCATATGGTAACCTTAATGCTTTGTACGAACAAAATCCACAACTATATCTCGACTATAACCTTAAAGACACGTGGTTGATCCAACGATTTGAGGATGAAACGTCGCTGCTTCAGTTAGTTATGACTGTTGCCTATGGTGGCGGTGTAAACTATAATGATGCGTTTGGTACAGTTGGTATTTGGGAAACAACCTTATATCGTAAACTAATCAGCGATGGTTGTGTACCACCAATTAAAGGTGGACCTGGGCAACGTGCTGGCGATCTTATTGGCGGTTATGTTAAAGATCCAAAAGTTGGTATGCATCCTTGGGTTGTATCGTTTGACTTAAACTCTCTGTATCCTCACTTGATGTTGCAGTATAATATGTCGCCAGAAACATACCTCTCGGATGAGCGTGACTTTGTTAATCAAGAAATGATACTTAAAGGTCAATATAAAAGCGAACGCACTGATATATCGGTGGCAGCTAATGGCGCATGTTTCACTAATAAGTTTAAAGGAATTATCCCGTCTATCATTGATGAATATTATGGTAATCGTAAAGTTATTAAGAAAAAGATGTTGGCAGTTGAGCAACAGCTTGAAGATGCCAAGGATCCTAAAGAAAAAGCTGCGCTTAAACGTGAAGCAAACCAATTACATAATGCTCAAATGGCTATCAAAATTGCTATGAACTCTTTATATGGTGCCACTGCTAATATTTACTTCTTGTACTATATTAACGATATGGCTGAAGCAATTACTACATCAGGTCAGTTGTCAATTCGTTGGGCTGAGAAATGCGTTAACGCTTATCTAAACAAAATACTTAAAACCGATAAAGACTATATTGTTTATATTGATACTGACTCTATCTATGTTGATATGGCTCCAATCGTAGAGAACGCCTTTGGTACTATTGACGTTGATCGCAAGAAAGGCGAAGAGTTCCTTGATAAAGTTTGCCAAATGAAAATTGAGCCAGTACTTGAAGCAGGCTATGTTGATCTTGCAGCGCGAATGGGTTCTTATCGTCAAGCTATGCAAATGGCACGAGAAAAGATTACTGATAAGTCAGTGTTCATCGCTAAAAAGCGTTACATTATGAATACGCTTAACTCTGAAGGTGTTCACTACGATGAACCTAAGATCTCTGTTACTGGTTTGGAATCAGTTCGTTCGTCAACGCCAGAAGTATGTCGTGAACAACTAAGAGCGTCGTTTAAAGTTATTATGAATGAAGGTGAAGAAGCCACGCAAAAGTTTATTGCTGACTTTAAAGCTAAGTTCTTTCAACTTGGACCAGAAGATATTGCTAAAAACTCTGGTACTGATAACATTGGCAAATATCGTGAAGCTGGTTCTCTATATCGTAAAGGCTGCCCAATGCACGTTCGTGGCGCAATCCTATATAATCACTATCTTAAACAAGCAGGCCTACAAAATCGCTATGCTGAAATCAATGGTGGCGATAAGATCAAGTTTGTATATTTGAAAACACCAAATCCCATCAAGGAAAACATTATCTCTTTCCCAGGTGTCCTACCACCAGAATTAGAATTAGCTAAATATATTGATTATGAAAAACAATTTGATAAAGTATTCCTAAGCCCGTTAGATGCAATCCTAGAAGCTGTCGGTTGGACAACGGAAAAAATTAACACAGTTGACAGCTTTTTTGTATAGGAGTAAACATGAAAACTAACGAAGATGTTCAACACCGGCTTGAGTTGGTAACAAAGAAACATAAACATCAACATGAAATTGTTCATGCACTTGAGGCTGAAAAGGCTCCAGACAAAGCGATAAAATCTGCAAAGGTATTAAAGCTTAAACTTAAAGATGAAATTGAGTATTTAAAAAATTATAAAATTGGTTGACATTTACGCAATACCGTGTTACGATACAAACAGAAACAAATAAAGGACTATACTATGAGTGATTTTGCTAACGACATTTATATGATGCACAACAAGTTTGGCGTACGTGAATGGTTTGAAAACAACAAAGGTGATAAGGAATTGATGAAGAATTATCTCAATTTCCGTATGTCTATGGTTAAAGAAGAATATGACGAAACTATGGAAGCTATCGAAGCTAAAGATCCTGAAGAAATTGTTGATGGTTTAATTGATATGTGCGTGTTTGCTATTGGTACGCTTGATGTATTTGGCATTGATGCTAATGAAGCTTGGGATCGTGTATATAATGCAAACTCTGCTAAAGACGTTGGTGTCAAAGAAGGTCGTCCTAACCCATTTGGATTACCAGATTTAATTAAACCTGAGGGTTGGACTGCTCCAAACCATAATGGTAACCACGGCGATTTGGATGTAGCACTATGAATGGGTATCCCGTAGTTCCAAAAACTACAAAGATGCAAAAACTCAGGGATGCTTTGCACCAAGCAGGTATTGAATACGCAGTGTTCAAAAACCATGAAAATAAAATGGTAACTATTAACGTATGGATAGAAGATAAAGATTAAAGTACCATTTAGGCCTTA